AAAGGTCGCTACGGGGTTTATGGAAATAACTGGACAAATAGTGCTGGCAACTTTAATCATAGTCAGGCAGAGGAGGCTAAGGCGTACAGAGGCATAAAGATTGGTATTAACCTTAGCCATTTTGATGAGCCTAAATATTCAAGCGATCGGATTTTAAGGATTATGGGTTCTGGTGCTTTGTGTTTAGCCAGAGAGTATAAGGAGATGCCATTTGTAGATGGCTATCATTTAAGGACATGGCAAACATTCAGGGAGTTAATACATCTGATTGAGCATTATTTAAGAAATGAGACTGAACGTATAGAAATAGCAAAGCAAGGTGAAGAGTTTGTTAGATTTAATTTTACATTTGATGCAATGGTTAAAAATATAATAAAGGAATATGAGCAAGTATAAAGTTTTAGGATTTATGACAATTCATTATGCAGGGGACTATCTTAAAGCGTCTTTGCTATCAGTTGTTAACCATGTTGATAAAATGGTAATTGCTTATAGTGAAAAGCCATCTCAGGGTCATGGAACTGATTTGCAATGCCCAGATAGTGAGGAGTATATCTTTGCAATTTGTAGGGATGTATTAGGGGATAAAATGATTTGGGACCGAAAGGATAGTTATGGAGCCGAATGGGAGCATAGGAACGTAAAGCATAAATACTCTGATGGTTATGATTTAGTATTAACAGTTGATTCAGATGAGGTTTACAAGTCTGAGGAATTGGATGCAAGTTTTGATTATGCCTTTAATAATGAGGAGAGATATTACGGAATTGATGGGTTTATAAACTTTTGGAGGTCATTCAATCATGTTTGTTTAGATGGGTTTAGGCCGATTCGATTAGAAAATATGCATAGGTTTAACACATTCCAAAACCTTAATTTAAAACAAACAATTTATCATTTCAGTACGTGCCAGCCAGAGGCTATTATGAGATACAAATATTTAGTCTTTGGGCATGCAAATGAGATTAAAAAGAATTGGTTAAATGATACGTTTTACGGATGGTCGCCAGATAACGATATTAAGGACTTGCACTGTGTTTCTTATAATTTATGGAATGCAGTACCATTTGACAAAAACGAATTGCCAGAGAGCCTTAAAATGCATAAAAACTTTAGTAAGGATTTAGTATGATATACGCAACTGTGCCAAGTGTTCAAAAAGAAAAACAAAAAGAACACATTATTAAAATGATGCAAGGGGATGAAGAATTAGGATTATATGAAATGACAGATATGGATTATGCAAAAGAAATCAGAAAGCAATTAAACATCCTAAACGAGTTAATTAAAGAGGCTGAGGCAAGCGGATTAGATATTGTAGTTTGGCAGTATGGCAAGCATGCAGAACATGAATTACAGGCTAAGATTACCAAAACTGTTGAGTTATGAAAGTAGCTGCAATAATTATTGATGATCGTGTTAAGGTTGCAGATAAAGCAATTAAAGAGCATAAAAAGTATTTACCAATCGAATGGCCTATTTTACATTTTAAAGCACCTTATTATGATGGGATTAATTCTTTAAAGTCTGCATCTGATTACAACAAAGTTTTAACCAATCCGTTATTTTGGAAGTTTTTAGAGTTTGATAGGGTGTTAGTTTTTCAGCATGATTCAGGATTACTGAGAGATGGGATTGAGGAGTTTTTAAAGTGGGATTATGTTGGTGCGCCTTGGAAGTTTCAAGAACATGGAGGCAATGGAGGTTTATCAATTAGAAACCCAAAAGTGATGTTTGATATTTGCCAAAAATTTAAATATAATTATGAATCTAATGAAGATGTTTGGTTTTGTAATAAAATGAAAGAGTTAAATATAAATATTGCTCCACGTGAAGTTTGTAGTATGTTCTCGGTAGAATCAATTTATAAAACAGGAACTTTAGGTTATCATGCAATGGAAAAATACCTTTTAAAAATTCAAGTTAAAACAATTTTAAATCAATATAAATGAAAGAGATATGGAAGCCTGTTTATGGGTATGAAAAATATTATGAGGTAAGTAATTTTGGTAATATAAAATCCTTGTTAAGAATATTTACAAATATTATTGGAATTACCTGTAATCGCAAAGAAAGATTATTAAAGCTACAAATAACAAGAAGCGGATATTCATGTATTATTTTACAAGTAGGCAAAAAAAGTAAATCTAAAAATATTCATAGAATTGTAATGGAATCTTTTATAGGACCTAAAAATATGCAAATAAATCATATAGATGGTAATAAGAAAAATAATCAATTACATAATTTAGAATATTGTACATGCCGTCAAAATGTTATTCATTTTTGGAAAGACAAGCAAAGAACAAGTAAATTTAATGGAGTTTGTTTTGATAAAAATAGAAAAAAGTGGATTGCTTCTATTACAAACTATGGCAAAGGAATTAACATAGGCAGATACTTAAATGAGTATGATGCATTAAGAGCAAGAATAAAATATGAAATTAATATTAAATCAATATGAAAATAGTTAGGTTTTTATTCAATTTAATTGGATGGTCAATATGTTTGCTGGCGTTTAGTTTTTTAGTTTTGGCGGTTTTAGCATTGCTTAAATATTTATGGTAAATCTTTACACATCGTTTTATCAGGATAAAGATGCAAGGCGCCAAAATGAGTTATTATACTGCCTAAATAAAAACATTGAAAATCCGTTAATTGATAATATCTTTTTGATAGTTGAGGGTGAGGTTAAACTGCCTAAATCGGATAAGCTGATAATTGTTAATGGCAATCGGCCGACATATAGGAATTTCTTTGATCTGGTTAATGATACAGTTACATCGGTAAATGATATTTCAATAATAGCTAATACTGATATTTATTTTAATGAAACCTTAGCCAGTTTAGATATACATGAGAGGCAATGCATTGCTTTAAGCAGATGGGATAAAAAGAAAGATGGATTAAAATTGCACAATGAAAGGTTCAGCCAAGACAGTTGGATATTTAAAGGCAAATTACGCAATGTAAGGTTTTGTGATTTTTATCTGGGCATTCCTGGTTGCGATAATCGTATTGCATATGAATTAAATAGAGCAGGATATAGGATGTTTAATCCAGCTACTAAAATACAATCAATCCATTACCATCAATCAGACTTGCATAATTACGATGGATCAACTCCAAAGATTCCTAAACCTTATTTATTTATTAATATTATATGAAAATTCTTTTAAGTCCCGGCATTTACTTACCACATCAGAGGGCAGGTTCAGAGATTTGTTTGCATCGCATTTGCCAGTATTTAATTAGCAAAGGGCATGAGGTTAAGGCAGTTACAAGGTATCCGATTGATTACAGTTATGAGGGCATAGACGTTTATGCGCAGACTAAAGATTATAAAAACTGTCACAATAATTTATGGAATTGGGCCGACTTAGTATTTTGCCAATTGTCAGGTACTTACTACGCAATGAACAAGCAGAGGATTAGTCCAAAGAAAATCATAAACTTTACTCATAACAATGCAGGCTATCCGCAGGTTGATATTAGAAAAAACGTATTTACTGTTTACAATACGGACCAAGCTAAAAAAGAATTAAATTATAATCAGGAAACCTACGTTTTGCATCCGCCTGTTAATTATAGAGATTATGCAGATGTTGATACAAGCAAGGCCGAGTACATTACTTTGATAAACCATAACGAAAACAAGGGCGGAAAAATACTAATTGAGATTGCAAAGCGATTGCCAAACCATAAATTTTTGGCGGTTCAGGGCGGTTACTATTTACAGATAGCTGATCCAAAGGTTAAGAATATTAAATACGTTGGTATAACAGAGGATATACGGAAATATTTGGCAATGACTAAGTTACTAATTGCGCCAAGCGAGTATGATAGTTATGGGATGGCGCAGGTAGAGGCCCTGTGTTGCGATATTCCTGTAATAGCATCAGATATACCAGGATTCAGAGAAAGTCTGGCAGATAGCGCCATTTACGTTCAGAGGAATGATATTGATGCATGGGTTGAAGCAATTAAAAATAGTGAGCAATTA